AGATGGAAAACATCAGCGCCATAATCTCGTAGCGCTTTAACAACATCCTTCTGATTTTTATCAACTTTTTTTATATAAGACATAATTCTATGTTAGTGTTTGTAAACTTATAGTATAAGGGGAATCAAATGGCTGGGTATCATTTAACTGATGAGCAGTGGATAGAGTCTTGGAATAAGATTGGTAGTCCTGGCGAGTTCTCCTAAGTCAATGGTATAGCCATTAGAAATGTTATGGCTAGGCGTAGGTCTATAGAAAATTGGCTTGGTATCAAATTAGATACATTCAATAGCCAAAACCCTGCCTATGTAAAGAAAACACAACAGACTCCTGGCAATGTACGCAGGGGCATGGAAATAGAAAAAGGGCGAGTGATAGTCTTTAGTGACGCACACTTTTGGCCTGACGAAACTACTACAGCCTATAAAGCGCTGATAGAAATGATTAAAGAGTTCAAGCCTACTGCGGTGATTTGCAATGGCGATGCCCTAGATGGTGCTTCTATTAGTCGTTTTCCACGAACTGATTGGAATAAATTACCAACAATGAAAGAAGAGTTAGAGGCTTGTCAGCATTACTTAGGTGAAATTGAGGCGGCTGCTGTAGGCGCTAAGTTGTTTTTCCCTATGGGCAATCATGACCAAAGACTAGAAGCCAACATCGTGGCTAACCTACCTTCGTTTGAGGGAATACCAGGTACAAGTCTTAAAGACTATTTCCCTATGTGGTTGCCATGTTGGAGTGTTTGGCTTAATGAAGATACTTGCGTTAAACACCGTTGGAAAGGTGGTTGGACTGGTGGCAGAAACAATGCTGTCAATTCAGGGGTCAATATGATTACAGGTCATACCCATGTACTTAGTGCTATACCTTTTAACGACTACAACGGTACACGCTGGGGCGTTCAGACAGGCACGCTAGCTGACCCTAATGGACAACAGTTCAGCTACACAGAGGACACACCAAAGGATTGGAATAGCGGCTTTGTAATGCTTTCATTTGAGCGCAGCAAATTGCTTCAGCCTGAAATGATTAGAGTATGGGGCGAAGATGAGGTTGAGTTTCGTGGAAAGATTCATGCAGTATGAAATTAACACCAGCAATCTTACAAAACTTATATTCTGCAATCTATTGTATGCAGCCTTTTAATCGCTGGAATATGCCGATACCAGAAGAAATAGAATTTATTGTAGACAAAGACCCAGCAGTTATGGGTAGCTATACCTACGATACAAGTGAAGATTTTGAACACACCATTACTATTTCGTCTGCTCGCTGTGGTCATTTAGATACGGTGATTCGTGTTTTATGCCACGAATGTATCCACATGAGCCGTCACACAACAAACAAGTGGACTCACCACGATAAGGAGTTTCGTAGTAGAGCGCACCGTATCTCGTCTGAATTGGGGTTTGACCCCCTAGAATTGTAGGCTTATCCATACGGCTATTATAGGCAATAGAATAACTAATACACCAAAAGCTAACAAAATATCATTCACTCATTGACCTTTCCAAGTCTCTTATTGACTTGCTCCAAGAGCCACGCCTGGGTAACTCCCCATTTACTTTCAAAACCTTTTGCACCCAATCCGTGAACACCAGAGTTTCCACGATGGTGTTCTGGGCAAAGTGGGATGCAAGGGGATGTAGACCGTTTGCCTCCATACCTGCGGATATGATGGAGTTCTGACGGAGTGCCTTCAAACCCAAGGATGGTGGAACAGAGAATACATCCGAGTTCGGCAATCTTGTTAAGAGCGTTCTTTTCATCTTTGGTCATTAAAAGGGTTGAGTTAAATCCACAAAATCAAATAAATTCTTAGGCACATCATAGTATGCTTCATGTTTGGTATTGTCTTTCATTTCCCACATAGGATGCCCAAAAACTTTATCGCCTTTAATCCAATAAGCATGGGTCATATCTTGGGTAAGGGCAAAAAACAATGTATTAGGCACTTCTAGCATGTGTTTTTTTCTATATGGCACATGGATAGTGTCAAATGGGCATTGTGGATTCCATTGGCGAACCTCTACTTCTGCATAGCCTATTCGCTTATTATCTCGGCCTAATATTAAGTCTGTGCCGTATATATCAGGATTGTCTTTAACCTGAAATCCCCATTTCATTTTTATCCATTCGGATACAGCTTTTCTAGCTGGTGGGTCATACATATCATGCAAAACTTGGTCAAACTTTTTAATTTGCATTATCCCAACCATTGCTTTCTTACTTGGTCATAAGTAGAAAACTCTAATTTAATGGTTTCTTCTGCTAAATCATGGGCTATCAGCGTAGCTTTTTCATATTGCTTTTTAAGCGTAGCATTGTGATAACAGCGTAATAACTTTTGTATACGCAAATAGTTTTCAGAGTAGTCAGTCATCTAGTCAGTCTTTCTATGTTTCTATTGGTTGCTTGCTCTGTGCGCCAAGCCTCAAACTCCATCTGGGCTTGTGCCACTTCTAGTTTTAATAAAGTCTTGTTCGCAGTTGCTATGTCAATTTGCTCGCAATATTCTGCGTATTCGTCAGAAGCGTAGGCTTCACGCTCTTGTGCGCCCAATGAATTTTCATTAGACTTTTTCATCATAATTGCAACAATAGCTTTTTTCTTTGCATCTAAGCCAGCAACTAAACCTTCTGCTTTGGCATACTGATTTTTAATGCGTTCGAGCGTGTCAAAAGCATTATGTGGGCTAAATTCTTTCATTTGAGATTCATCCATAGACCAATTTGTGCGGCAGCATAACCTAACCAAATAAAAGCATTGCTAGGTGAGCCTTTAAAGTATTGCGCTAGGCCCACAACTAAATACCCAAGCCCTGTTGCTGCGACAATGTATTTTTCAATATCCATATCCCCTTATCCCCTCTATTTCCTAATTCGTATTGCGTGTAAAAGTCTTGAAGTAAAAATTCATCAAAACTGTATTTAGTAATATAAAGTCTAAACTTGTTTAAACCCCATTCCTTACGCCATTTGCAAAGCTGTCTTACAGCGCACTGATGCCTAGCTGTTTCATACATTTGGCTTTGAGGCTTGCATAAGTGTCGTAACCGTTACCAATAATTCCCAACTCTTTAGCCTTAGCTTCAATGCCTTCATTGCTAAACATCCATTCTTTAGATTCTTTTACTTTTTTCGGCTCAATTACCAATTCATCTTCCCAACGCTCTTGGTTTAACCAAGTAGCAGGATGGGGAATAAAATCTAACTCGGTTTCTTTTGCGTTCCAGTATTGGCAATGTTCGTCAATAGCTTTTGCAGCCATAAGTTGTTGCTCTTCGCTAAGTCGTTGCCAGGCTTTTCTAGCAACTGCTTTAGCAATTTTTCGTGGATATAAAGACCAAAATTCATCAAACATTCCTATGATACCTATTTAAAGGGTTGTTAATCATGCTAATAATTAGCTCGTCTATACTAAAAAACCATTGCATTTCTTTCATGCCATCATGAGTATAAATTGTAAAACTCATTGTAAAACACGAGGACTTGATGGTGTTGATGGGCTAAGTGGAACTATGTAGCCTGCATTACCAACAACGCTTTGTGTGTAACCATTTGGTGTCGTGATTACAACTTGGTTAGGATATATTGTAGCAGTCTGAGTGGTGTAACCTTGTGGATTTACAAACTGTGCGGTGTTACCATTAATTTGAACCGTACCCATGTTGTAGCCTTGAGCATTGGTCATTGGATAAGTTTGCGCTTTAGCAGGTATGCCGTAAACAAACATAGCTGCAAATAAAACGCCTAATAAACAAGCACCTAAAATATCTTTCATTTAAATCCCCTTTGAGTTAAACAACAATTACACAATATTCTTGTTTTTTAATTTATTCATTAAGTATTTACCCTAGTGTTGTATTTTTGCATATAGCTTGACCAAGGGTGATAGGGAACTATCAGCCGACCCAATGTCTATGACATCTAGTCCTTCACTAAGATAATGGTCATTCGATGAAGAGTTTGTATCACCCAAGTCCTCTTCGTCTTGTGTAGTCGCCATTTAACGCTACGAGGCTTGCAATGGGGTTATCACCAGCCTATCTTTTCTTCCACGCCACCGATTTAGGTGCTTAGTACGCCTGGAGTGCGGACTGCAATACTACTACAAGTATTTGCCCATGTGAAAATCTCCATGAAAACCAAAGGTTTGCAAATTTGACAACTCCCTTTCATAGCTAAAATACCTTGCTAATTCTTCTGGGGCAAACTTTATTCCATTGCTAACCAAGTAATCACGGTTTATATGACAGATTAAATCATCTTCATTTTTATCGCTGTAAACAAACTTAGGAGTGTTGGTTAATTCCAACAACTTTTTACTTCTAAGGGAAAACCCTCCATTGCCAACCCTAACGCCTTCAGGATGCCAAGGCCATACAGCACCAATATAGTCGTAGTTTAAAAATTGGGGTTGCCACGCTGTTGCATCAATTACCCACCCATCCCATTGCACAATCAAAACAAAGTCCGTATGGATGTATTTGTGTAGTTCCTGGAGGATAAATTTGCTATATGCTTGGCGACTGTTGATGCTCATGTGGTCAATCATTAATTCACCACCAAATTCAATGTTGCGCTTGCTTCTTTCTATGGCTTTTTTAGCTTTGTCAGGCTGCACCGAGTCTATGGCGCAAATAGTTACATTACTCAATTTCATGCTGTTCGCCAAAAGCGTTGTTTTTTGGCAACAATTCAGGCCAAACCCATAACCAAGATTTAGGAAACATATCTTGGCGAGTTACCAATCCATGCGATTCTTTTTCTATAAGGGCTGCAAGCATCATTAGCTTATCAACTGGTATTGCGTCTTGCAATTTCCATTTATTGACCGCTTGGACTGAAACTCCTGTTCTTTTACTAACGGCTTTAACACCGCCTAAAAGCCCTATCATTTGTTGGTGAGTAAGATTAAGGTTCATTACGCAAGTTTAACCACAAAGTATTATTTTTACAACACTTGTTGCAATTCTTTCAATTATAGTTTAAAGTCTGTATATAGCAATTTTGCTATGCCATTAAAGGGGATTTAAATGGGTGAATTAAACCAACTAATGCTAGAAATGGAAGAGCGCTTAGAAATAGCGCTTAACAACATGGAATTTGGCACAGAGCTAGACCAAGACGATGTAGATGTCATTCGTGCCGCCTGTGGCAAACCAACACGCAATACATTGTTACAAGATGTATTTGATGACTTTGGCAACGTGTTTGGGGGTGCAAAATGATGCCACAAGGATTAGAAAGAATTGCTAATGGCAGAGATAACATTAGCTTAATTGATGCTGCTTTTGCTATGAGTGTATCACCAAAAACAATTAGAAAAGAATTGCATTTAAACAATAACTTTCATGGTTTAAAAAGCATAAAAATAGGTGGAAGGCATTATTTTAAAGTTTTAGAAATTGCTGAAATTATTACAAAGGGGACAGAATGAATCAATCTGAAAACATTGCTAACTTAGCCAAAGCACTATCCATAGTACAAGGGAAACTAACCCATGCTAAAAAAGATTCTGCAAACCCTTTTTTCAAAAGTAAGTATGCAGACCTTGAGTCTGTTTGGGATGCTTGCCGTGATTTATTGGCTGGTAATGGTTTGGCTGTGGCTCAGTTCCCTGGGACTTATTCCGATTTAGACAAGTCCATGT